TGATCGGATTCCGCCGAATCTGGAAGAACTTCGGCGCATTCCCCCGCTGAATGGAGCCGAGTTTGGCCGGAGCTGTGAATTCGAGCTTGAGACGGCAGGAGATATCTTCTTGCGACCCACCGTACTGATTGACCTCCCTTCCTGGTATCCGGCGGCGCAGGCGGCCCTTAACCCGGAAATGCTCTATAGAGAACAGGCCACTGGACATGCCTACGGCTACACAAACGGGGTTGGATATTTCTTGTTCAAGAAGATTCAGATCTTCCAGGACAAGCTCCTGCTTCAGGAACTCACTGGCGATTCACTCTTTGCGCTAAGGGCGTCCCGGGGTTCCCTGAACTCCGCCTACATGGAAAATGCTCTAGCCGGATTTCACAGTGGTACGGCAGCCTCTATTGCGGCCAATGCAACCCCGTCACGCATTCGGCTCGAACTCCCCTTTGTGGGAGGGCGCAACGGCTTTCCGAGCATTGCGATGCGCAAACAGACCTTTAAACTGCGCCTTGAGCTGCGACCGCTGGAGCAGCTGATTGAGTCTTCTGATCCGGCGGCGACGACCGCCCCACAGCCGTGGGGCGCGACCTTTGTACATGACACACAGACCTTTACGGCCCTTCAACGCACCCAGATGGCCTCTCCTACGCTTCAGCTTGAGACGCGTCACTCGTACGTCGATGGGGAGACACAGCTCGCCCTCAGATCTACGCCACTCGAACTACCTTATATACGCCCCTATGAAAACAGCTACGTGATTAGCCCTGCGGAATACGCCCCAATCGTGAAAGGGGTTGCGGCATATATCACTCGGCGCGTAGACGCGCAACATCCCGCCTCACGGCTTCTGTGGTATTCGCGATCGCAGAATGATTTACGCACAAACCGGCGATGGAAATTCACGAATGATGTAAGCGGCAACGAATATTATACGGCCCAGTCACTGATTATTGCGTCCAGGGACAGAGAGACCTCCTTTGCTCCCTATATCTGGAATCTTCTGACGCATCATGCGAAGGAGGACCGTGACCCGGGTTATGGGATTGGAGAAATGTCATGGGATCTCGGAGATATTCGCGGGCGCAGGGCTCCGTGGGATCGGCAGCCCGAGGGAACGATTAACTTTACTACTGCAGACCGGCCAACCCTCTATACCTCGCTAAGCTCCGCGCCGAATGACACGATTCTGGGCGCTCCATCGACAGAGATGACGGTTGTTGTTGATACGTGGGGGATATATTCCATTGAGGCCGACCGTGGTGTACTCAAGTATGGGAACTAACATAAAGCCGATACTCTTAAAAGAGTATGAGCCGCAGCGCTATTGCCTTTACAGATGCACAGTACCAGGCGGCGGCCGCCCAGTATATAGCATCCGGCAGTTATCCGTCCTGGTGGGCGACTATGATTCAGGGATTAAACACCTCTGGTTCTGTCGCAGCACCAACAACAGCAGATACCCGGTACCAGCAGGCCGTAAGTGCTGGCCAGGCCGCTCAGCAAGCATATCTTTCTCGTCTTCCGCAGACTGGCAGCGGATCCGCGCGGCCACCGCAGTGGGTGGTGAATGCAAACTCCCGCGGCCAAGTGTTTTACAGCGACACTGTTTCTGGCCAAATTATTCCTGTGCCGAACTGGTTGCGCTCGGGGGCCATGTATACAAACTCCGTAACAGGGGAGCAGACACCGAATGCGCCCCCACTCCCCTTACCAGAAAGTACCTTACCAGCCGTACAATCTGGGACGCCAAGCCTAAACGACGTGAGCAACTATCTTACAAGTCTTCGTAGTGGATCCGGTTCCTCTAGACCGCTGACGTATGCACAACTTGCCGCACAAGCAGCTGGTTCTGCAAATGCGCAATGGCTATCGGGCATTCGTCCCTATGTCGCAGGAAGTACTGTAGTGAATCCTCTCGGATCCTATTCTGCGCCTGAGTTCTCTTCGTATGGATCTGCCCCTGCGCCTCCTACTGTCACCTATCCTTCTACAGCGACTGGCGGAACACGAGGGATTAGTACGGATTGGATGTTTCAAGGGCAGGGTTCCGATGTGAATACTCCTATTACGAGCGACCAGGCGAAGGGTATCCAGGTATCCTCCGATATAGATTCGATTAGCTATTCAGCATCCATCAATGACGAGCCGAGGGCAAATGGGCCTATTACGACCTTGCTTGACCTTGTAAATCGAGATCAGCAGGAAAATGACCTCTTTCCTCTTCAGACAGAAATCACATGGTTTGCGCGTGACACGGAACGGCGTCTTTTGCCGTTTACACCCACGATCCAAGAAATCGCACTGCGCGGTCCTGGCGCCTTTGGTCAACGCTTCACCTTTGATCTCGGGTCCATTGTTGTTGGGGATTTGCTTCTTGGAACCGCCCTCCAAATCCATCTAGATCATTGGATGGACGAGCAATCGCGCAACATGTACATGGCCGAAAAACTATCCTTCTCACCCGAGGAACGCCCCACGGCCTGGGAATATGCAAACAGTCTGGGAACCTCTATTATTCAGCAAGCCGAGCTGGAAATCGATGGCAAGACCATTGAGACGATTGATGGCGATTTTATTCACGTCTTCTCGACCCTGTTTCCCGAGTTTAACGCGCAGGTGGGAGTTGCATATGATCATTTGGGCAAGGTCTCTGTACGACGTTTGCTAGACCCCCTTCGTAGGCCCGCGATTTATCCGGTGGAAAATGGACACCTGAACTGTATTCTGCCCTTCTTTTTCATGCGGACGCGATTGACCGAAGCGCTCCCCATGATTGCTATACGAGAGGGATACGTGAAGATTAATATTACACTCAGACCATTCTCCGAGTGTGTACGACAGATGCGCGGCTTTCGTAGTACATGTACCTCGGTGCCGCCGCCGACCCCGATACCGCTGACCCCCGACTCATCCACATGGTCCTACGACCCGATTGCAAAGACTGGTTCGTGGACTGTGCCTCCGCAGTTCAGTTTCATCATTACGCAGAATGGAATAAACTACAACTGGAACTTTACCTCTGCAACTCAGCGAGGAAACTGGGTCACTCCTTCGCCCATCGCCTCGTTCACGGTCCTAAGCTACTATTCTTGGGACGCTACCACCTCTACATGGTCCCCTTCGACGCCTGAGATAAACATTGCATGGCCGGATGGCGACGACTGGTACTACTGGGATTCGCCTCCGGGCGAATGGAGAAGTAATGACTTGTTTAGGGGCGCTCCCACCTTTAGTTTCACCTATGGTAATACCGTCTGGGAGTCCAAGGTAGGTGATTGGAGCGTGGCTGCGCCCCCCTTTAAGGCAGTCCAGCTTCTTGCGTATGGGGCGATTGTTGACGGAACACTTCGTACAAAGATGTTGCGTGATCCATTTGAGATTCTTCATCGGCAGGTCCAGACCTTTTCCTTTGACGAGCCGCTGAAATACGCGGTGGGAAAGCGCGCAGATTCTGACAGTATTCGTATCCAACTTCCTTTGGAGGCGAATCATCCGATTGAAGAGATTCTCTGGTTTGTTCGACGAAAGGGGGCGTCTGTGAATAACGAGTGGACAAACTACAGTAGTCTAGTGGAGACAGAGTGGGCTACACGAGCTGCGACACCCCTTCTACAGAATGCCATTCTACAGGTGAATGGCACTGTCCTTTGCGATGCTGAAGAGCAGTTCTATCGGGAGCAGGCGGCGCATGCGCATCGGGGAGGCTATGCGGCCTTTTCCCGATTTATCTATGGATACTCGTTTGCGAAGACGCCGGGTGAACATCAACCGAGCGGCTCATTAAATGCGAGTCGTATCAACTCCTTGCGTCTTGTCTTGGATGTGAAGCCGCCTGGGGGAGACCTGTGGGAAGTGAAGGTGTTTTGTATTGGACTGAACTGGTTGCGGTTCGAGAATGGTCTCGCAAACCCGATGTTCGAGGACTAGGCAAAATTGAGCCTGGCGTCGCCCTGGTGTGCGAGTACCTTCATCATGTCTGATACCCCTTCTATTGAGCTTGTGCCTATGTCTAGCCAGACGGATAGTTCCGAGCAGTCTCTCCCGCCTCAGGAGACTCCACAGGAGACTCAGCAGGAGTCGCCCCAGGAGACGCCTCAGGAGGATGAGGTCGTGTCTGACTCTGTAGAGAGCGAGCAAGAGGAGCAGCAAGAGCAACAGGAAAAGCAAGAGGAAGAGTATGACAGCATGCTTGGCGCGGTAGGTATGGCGTCTATCCTTGTTGTGGGGGGCGCGATCTTGGGCGGCCTCGCACTGTTTATGAGTAAGCCAGTAGTAATGGAGCACCCCTGGTCCCGCAGTGACTACTTTTAGTGCTTCCTTCGTCGCGTGGTCCTCTTATTTTTACTAAAGATTCGATCAAAATGATTTGTACTGTATCCGTACTGAAAGAGCATGCTTGCAGCAGGAATCTTTACCTTTGTATGAAGATCGGGGTCCGTGATTCCCGCCCACGCTCTCGGATAAAAATAGCGCATGGGGTACACGTGGACGTCGGGAAACTTCTTTTTCAGTGCCATGTATTTCTTGGTGACATAGAGGGGGCCCACCGCCTTCCAGGCCTCCTTCTTTCCTTTCGAATTCTCTACAATCCCTTCCAAGAGTGTCTTGATAAAGGGATGCCCAGCCTCGGCCCCAATAATCCCATTTGCAACAAGGCGATGAATCTTTCCTAATCCCAACTTTCGTGTGCGAGCAGCGGTCAGATTCTCCCACCCGAAAAAGACCCCTGCCGTATTCTTTGTCAGGAACCGGTGAAACTTTGCTGGTTTCATAATGACCGTATCTGCGTCAATATATATGCCACCGAAGGTGTAGAGAATTAGGAGGCGCAGAATATCTGCGCGCCCTGCAAGCTCTCCCCGAAACGACGTGTACAAGGCCTTGAGCCCAGGAATCTCGTCCATGCCGAGATCCTTCACAGAAGCATCGGTCCACAGTTTGTACGTATAGTCATATTTTTTCGCAAAATCCTTTACTGTATCTGTCCATGGCGTTGGAAGAGGATTGTCCCCTATCCATATTTGATGTATGGTATCCATCCTACTTATACCTAAGGTTTCCCTCTACTCCCTAAACAGAGATGGTCGCCGCACTCTTACGAGTGGTCTACGGAGGCCTACAAGATTCGAAATTCATCTGTCAAAAGGGCAAGCCGAACATTGGCTTTTTCGTAAAGGCCTTTATCCGTGCAGGCCGCTTTACGACGCAATGGGTGCGCCTTGATTTCGACACCCGCCCTACACTTGGTACAACGGCAACGATTACCGTGCCAAGCAAGGGTCAGCTCCTCTCCCGCCTCTATCTCGTGACGACCATGCCGGATATTTCTGCGCCGCAACAGGCAGCCATAGAGTGGTGTAGGGCGAATGACAAGACCTTTGTTGGCCCCACCTTTGGCTGGACAAACTCTGTAGGACATGCGCTGCTGCAGCAGGCCACCATAGAAATCGGAGGCACCCGCGTGGAACAGATTGACGGGCGACTTCTGGAAGTGCTAGATGAGTTCTATACACCGCTCGAAAAGGTGTCGCTGATGGACAAACTGCTCCCGAGAGATTCGAGCAACTTTCACCCGGGCCTCTTTGGCCGCGATACAGTCATCCAGGCCACGACACCTCTTCCCTTCTGGTTCAGCTGCGGCGACGCCGGCACCTTCTTGCCTCTCGATGCGCTCCAGTCGGACCCGGTGAAGCTGCGCCTCAGTTTCGCGGCGCTGAATACTCTCTTTGTGAGCACGGCTCAGAAGTCTATCGCCACGATAAAGACGAGCCCTGCTGGTGGCGAGGCATACTTCCCTCTCGCGAACTCCCCGTTTTACTACGCTGACCCGTCCGGCCCGGATATTTCTGGGCTGAATGGAAATCCGGGTCAGACCACCCGGGCCTCTATTGTGCCTGGCTTCACGATGCCGACGGCGCAGCTGTTACAAAATCTCGGCGACACGTATCTCATGGCAGAATATATTTATCTTGACCGCGCAGAGGCGAACAGGTTTCGTCTTGCCGACATTCAGGTGCCGATTCTCCAGCATTATGCCTTTGACCCGGTGGATACAGTGGGGGCTATGACTGCCAACTGTTATCTAAAGATTGGTAATCCCACGAGGAATCTCTTTTTCTATGCGCAGCGCTACGAGGCTCCGATGTTTAATGCGCCGCATTTGAGCACGCGGGATCTGTCTGGGACTGAGGCCCCTATTGCGCCGTGGTGGCCGAACGCGTCACAGATTGGAACGCGCGTCTATCAGGAACTGACGCCCGGTTATGTGTATCGGAACTCGGAGCCCATATCCGAGATTCAGCTTGTGTATGAGGGGTCTCTGTATCGGTATGTCACGGGGTCGCCATCTATTTTTCGGAGTCTCATTCCCAGTATGGAGATGCGCAAATCGCCG